AATAGTCCACCGCTTAAAGGCTTTCCGGTTTCACCTTCAATTGTTCTTTTCAGCGATTCCTTGAACTGCTGGAAGCCTCTTTTTTGTGTGATCGCGCGAAGGGTTTCTTTTTTTATGGCCTTCAGAAGGGTTTCATCCTTGATAAATTTGTCAGCAAATCCATCCTTGACAAGGCCCCCTTTAGGATTTATTCCCAACTGCTTGTTGACTTCTTCAATTGCAAGCCTTGCAGGTACTTCGGTGGGCTTCGGTGAAATGGTTTTGAAATATACTTCATTCATCGGTGTGATGCCTTGAAGATCCTTGATGAATCCCTTTACAACTGGAATGTTATCGTTAAGATTGAACTGCTTGTAAATTTTATCAATCCCAGAAACAGCATTAATGTTTTTGCCGTTGTTCGACAACCGGCCATTGCTTTGCTCAAGCTGTGAAAGGTATTCATTGAACACCTTATCAAATAACCTCACGGCAAGTGCATCAACCTTTGATTGCAAAAGCTTTTCGCGCTTATCAAGGTAAGCCTGTCTTAATTCAGCGGCCTGTTGTCTTGATAATGGCATTATGCGATTTTTAATTCAGTGGTTTTGGGTGGTTTTGGTTCCCCAAGAATGGCTTCGGCATCTTCGCCGCTGAACCCGTAAATTTTGTCAAGGACAGCAAGAGCGGCGCTTCTTTCTGTGGTTCCTGCAGCAACTGAGGCCTGAATATCAAGAATCCCCTGAACACCTCCAACAGATCCTTTTAAATTCGCTTTCGCTTCGGCTTCAATATCAGAAGGCGTTCCTTCTGTTCCAGTGGTTCCAAATGCATTGGCAGAATCAGCGGTTTCTTGGTTGTCAATTTCTCCAAGAATTTCTTTCACCTTCAATGACAACAAATTTCTTTGAAGCTTTTCTTCCATTTCATAGAAGTTAAGACTTCTGGATTCGGTCTGAAACTCCAAATCAGCAAATATCACATCAAAATGTGAATAAAGCGTTTCGTAGTAACGTGTTGTTTTTCCGTTTGCGATGATGAAATTTATTTCTTCTGTTGACTTGCCCGGGAATGGGTAATACTTATCTTTTGTTTCAATCTTCAGCACCTCTTTAGGCTGATCAATATAGATTTTGTTAATGATCTTTGTATTGATTGCCTTCTTAACGTGTGAAGCCGCGCCGTTTTCACTTGCAATTTTAAGTTCTTCCAGCAGTGAACCAAGCGATTGAAATTCAAAGTCCGAAGGGAAATGATGCTTGATCACAAGACCGTTTTCCATGTCCCGGAGTGCTGCAATACAAGTATATCCCCAAACAAAGAAATCTGAAAAGTTATCAGCGAAAGGTTTAAGCGTATCATAGTACCCGTCAAGATCAATTTCTGTTTCTGTTGCTGTCTTGACAAGTTTTGTCCTTTGGTTTCCACCATACACAGCCGCAATAGAAGCTTCGCGAAGTTTATCAAATGCGAATTCCTGCTGAAACTTTAACAAGTCAATCGGTGGGCTTTTGTACACAAGAACATTTTCCAAACTTTTAAGATCGTTCAGGTCCTTTGGCATTCTCACATGAATAGCATCTTGCGCCGAAGTATGTGTTTTGAATCCTGTTCCACCGCAAACTTTACATTTTGATCCACCCGGAGTAAGTCCACCAGCACACCCGATCACATTTTCACCGGTTCTTTCTCCATCACAGGCATCTGAATACTGAATCAGACGGGGGAAAACATGAAGGCAGTTTGTGAGATCAAATTCACTCATGGTCTTAATTGATTTCTCAAAATAAGACCTTGCCGGGTTGATGATCGGAACAGCTGTTCTATCTCTGGTCACGGTGTCAGTCAATGCCCCAACACGTTTGGCCGGAACCCTTCCAATCTTGTGTTCAAATACTTCAATGATGAAAAATCTTCCCTTTTCTGCATCTTCACCAATCTGAAAAATGATTTGTGTTTTCGGCCTGATGCTGTTGGTACCTCTGGTAATTGTTTTGTAAACCTTAACACCCAAGTCAGTGTAATTTGATACAACTGTCGGGTGAATTTCTGTTGCTCTTATGGTTTCATTATCAATGTATGTGTAGTAAATTTCGCCCTTGTTTGGGTTTCCTTTATCATCCGGCATCATGTAATGATTCAGCACAATAAGCCATTGCAGAATGTTGTTTTTGTATTTGTAGTTGATCGCTTCGGCGCTGTTTACCTCAAATGGGTAAGGGTTGGCCTGTCCTTTTTTGCTTGGATCAAGTGGATCAACGTCTTCTTTGAATTCAATGACAATAAAGGAATTCGGATCAGTGGTATCAAGTTCCGGCAAGCGTTTTGAAATATATTTTTCGTAGCTTTTTTCACCCCAAAACTTTGAACCGGCTTCAAACAATTCTTTCTTCTTTTCATTGCTTTGCTTCATGTCCTTTGCCCCATCCCATGCCACAAGGATATTTGCCGGGGTTCTTGGTACCTTCTGCAGCGGTTTGAAAACAGAATTTACAATGTCGGGCGTGTTCATTTGTGAAAGGGCAACACGCTGCTTGAACGCTTCTTCTGTTTCGCGCATATTGAACTGCTTCAGCTTCGCCCCGATGTTGTGCCCGGTTGCATAAGTTGTAAAGTCATTTGCCAAATCAACAACGTGTTTATAGTCAGGATGTCTTTTTTCACCGATGATTGTGTCCAGTAAAATTACTGCACCTTCTTTTAATGTTACAGGCATGACATGAAGTTTTAACAAATATAAAATTTTATTGTCACATACTGAACAGGGTGTCAAAGGCACTTGTTAGAAAGTACTCAAGGCTGTCACAACAATGGCCGTGTTCCTCGAAAGAAATGTCATTTACCTTGATTTTCAGCTTCAATTTGCCCCCGTCTGGCCCCTCTTTTAAGAATTCCAAGTCACTGATCAGTTCCTTGCATTTGTCGCTGATTACGATGTCAAAAGGCAGCTGCCCGGCGAAGGCCTGATTCACGAAATGCCGTCTTTTTGTCACTCCCTTGTTGACAATTACCCGGTCACTTGAGTTGTTTATGTACTGTCTGAGGTGCTTTTCAATTACGGCATAGTGATTTTTGAATTCCGTAACCATTGCGCTTCCATTCTTTCCGGAATAATCACCATAGTAAAAGATTCCCTTCTTCATGTGCTTGCCGTACTTTAACTCAATTTCCTTTGAAATGGCTTCACAGTTATTCTTTGGGTTGGCAAGGCAGAATTCATCGAAGGCTTGCACTAAATAGCGGCCAGTTTCCTTGATATGCTTTATTTGCCAGCAGGTGCAGGTCATGTAAGGGACATAGTTAAAGTCAAAGGACAAGTGAATCGTTTCATCTTCCCAGACTTCAGTCTTTTTAACGTGTTTCATTCGTGAAAAAGTGGTGATGAATTCGCCACCGGTCTTACCGAATGGTGAACCGTAGATCAGCACATCAACAAGGCCTTCATTATGGCTGTAATCGGACATTAAGCCCTCAATGTAGCCAACAGGCAGGTTCTTTTTGTTGTGGAATGAAGAAGCAATCACCACAAATTGCCGGCCTTTCCTTCGGCGATAATAGTCTGTTTCACTGAAGATCTTCTTTGTGATTTCTTCGGCCTGATCAGTGAGATCAAACCATTCAATGAGCCATTTTACTTTTGCCGGTGAAGTGAAGATGAAAAGGGGATTGTAACCAATGTACCCGGGTTTCATGGTCTTGGAAATGGCCCCCGTTTTTGGGTTTATACACATTCCATTTTGCCTCAGACGGGCAACAATAACTTCTTTCACCGCTTCTTCTTTGGTGTCTTTGGTTTCATCAAGACAGGCCCATCCGAATTCTGTTCCATCGATCACCTTGTAATTGTCAAGGGAGGCCAGAAATATCAAGGCCCCGTTTTCGAAACTGATTGTGTTTTCGTAGGACTTCAGAGGCGCGCCAAATGTTTTGAAATGTTTCGGCGGTATCTTGTCGGTGACAAACTGAACCCCTTCCCTTAGTCCGAATTGAGTTGCCCACACATTGAAAACGCGGTCCAGTGTTGATTTGGAAAGTTGGCTGTAGGTATTCGCCCCGATGAACCCCCTTACTTCTGGGTTATTGATCACAAATTCAGCGGAAAGGATGCCGATTGTTTGCGATTTCCCAATACCAACACCGCAATGCATTAAAACCCTGTCACACGTTGTTTCAAGGATTTCAATTTGTGGATCGTTATACTCAAGCTGTTTAAGTCCTTCCAAAGCCGGCGGTATTTGTGATAGTTGGTTTATCCTTTGAAATCTCAAAGCCATAATGCCATGAAACGCAAGGGCCCGAAGACAATTCATAGATGATGTCGCGTTTTGTTACCTTGTAACTGGTGCAAATTCTGGGAAGTGCTTCAGTATCTGTTTTAAGGAAACAAACGTCTTCAGGTTTGAATTCTGGTTTCATGTGATAAAGTTAAATAAAAAACCGGGTTGTTCCCGGCTTTGTTTTGGTGTGCAAATTTTCAGCTATTTTAAACAATTTTATATTTCAATTGCAAAGTCCCATTTCATTCTGTCAATTTCTGATTGCCATTTCGCTTTTGTTGTTTCCTGTCTTGATGATTTTATTTTTGATTTAAGGACCGTCAAGCGCTTACTGAAAGTGGCCCAATCTTTGTAACTTTTCCCATAAAGCCTGCTGTTCAACTTTATTCTGATTTCTTTCAGGCGATCAATCGCTTTCAGAATTGCATCATCGTGACTGCCTCCCTTGTTCCATGCCTCAAGACGGCTTATGTTATTCGCGGCCTCTTTAACCATTCCTTTAAAATAAACAATACTTTGAAATTCTGTTCTGAATTTTTCTATTTCTGAAGCTGTCATTATGGATTCATGTTTTTAAAATTAACCGTTAGACTTTGAGGGGGTTAAAAGCCTAAGATAACACTCGCGTATCACCTTTGCATCCCACAATGCGTTGTGTTTTTGACTTTCACTTGTCATTCCGGAAAATTCCTCCCTGTTTATATCTGGGTCAATTCCTTTAATCTTAAACAAGGTACAAATGTCAAACGGAATGTAGTATATTGACTTCGGGATATTAAAGGCATGACCCCAAATTTGATTAAACAAAACCCAATCATAAGAAAGGCAGTCGCTCCAAATTTCCACGTTTTCATAAGGCTCAATAAATCCTTCAATTGCCTTTCGTAATTGTTCGGTATTTATAGGGTTTGTGTTGTGTAAACCTGTCATCACATTGTATTTTAACCAATCATCAACCTGTGTTTTGTCATAGTCATTTAATTCACAATATAGCTCCCGTCCGTCTTTAGCAACCATACCAATACTAATCAATGTAGTATTTTGGTGCAAGCCTGTAAATTCTGTGTCGAAAAATATTTCCATCCTATTTAAGTTTTAATTTGTTTTGGGGAGAGGGGGTTAGTATTGATTCTACCTGAACCAAAAACATTTTACTTGCCTCTTGTATTGTTTTTCCATACCCTGAAATATTGTACTTTTTTGAATAGAAAATCCAACAACTTGTTTTTACGTCATAAGACCGTCTTACTTTTATTTTGAACTCGATGTTAGCCATCCTATTTAAGTTTTAAGTTGTTTTGGGGTGAGGGGGTTAAAATAAGCTCGGTTTAATTTCGTTAAATAAAATATTTTCATCCAACTTTATAAGCTCAAAGTCCCCCGGCTCTCTTTCAAATACATCTATAATATAGAGGTCGTGAATTATTTTTTCAGGCTTTCTCGAAAAAGATGGTTTGAAATTGTAAAGTTCAATAAAAACTTTTTTAAATTCTTTGTTTTGAATTGACATAAACGCATCCCTTAATTCACGACTTACTGGATAAACCCAAGTGGTTTCGTAAATCAACACCTCTTTATCTCTACACTCGGAAAGAACGCTCCTGAGTCCTCTTGATTCTACGTCAAAAATGCAACTAAAAGGAACATTGTTGATGGACATATACTCTGATAGTTTTTGGGCATTTTCATCGAGGCAGTCGCCATTCTCAAGAAAGGCTACTTTTTTATTATTAACAATGTTTAAAAAATCATTCATAGTCTTAGTTTTAAGTTACTCCCTACTTCCCCTGTTCGATGTTGGAGGCGATGCGGCGCAGAGTGTAAATTTCCGGGTCGTGAAACATTGTTACTTTTTCAGGGTTTTCGCTATTTGCTTTGTTAGCTAATTCATTATAGTGTTTTTCTTTTCTGTCAGCAATACCCCTCAAGAACTCCGCATCCTCTTTACTCCCACCCCCACTCGGAGGGTTGAACTGGGAGGCGTATTCTTTCATGGCCTCAATTATTTCTTCCTGAAGTGATATTTCGTGCCTTCCAGATATTATAAGTCCATCAGGTGTATCAACTTCATGTATTCGTTCGTGATAAATATCCTCAGCCGTCTTCACATCCTTGCTTGAGGGTTTACAGGAGTTGTCGCAAAACACATTAATACCATTCTTTACACAGGTGCATGAGGCATTGCTTGAGGGGGGTTGGGATTCTAATAAAAACACAGACAACAACTGACCTACTTCGATTGCCGTTCCTGTCGGGCCGTCTGATTCTATTGTTATTAATTGGTTAGAATTAATTCCTCTTTTATTTAAAAAAGATTCTATTTTTTTATAATCCATGTTATCCATTTTTACGTTAATATTTTGTGTAGCGAGAGGGACTCGAACCCTCAAGACATTGTACTTCTGCCTCTGTGGTGCTGCTTCTGCCAACAGCTCCGGTTAATCGACTAATACCATCTGTTCCCACATAGCGTTTACCATTCCGCCATCGCTACATTTTCCATCTTATTTTTCTACTTTGGTTAAACGGTAGGTGCCGAGGTAGTCACTAATGCCATCAGCAGAAGACTTGCAATCTTCAATATTACCAAACACAACTCTTCCTGCCAATACTCCGTTTACCTTATCTTTATACAGGTTAACGTACGCTTCTATTTCCTCTTCAGCCGGGAAGGTTAGGTGTTTGAATTTGTTGTCAACGTCCTCCCAATAATCACGTCCCTGTGTAGATGTAGACAAAAAAAACGCATCTAAAGCATCGCTCATATCATCGGCCAACCTGTTTAACGTGCCTCTTATTGTCGCATTCTCCACCGCCTGACTTCTATAAGGCTCAGGCAAAAGGGCGAACCAGTCTTTTGTTGCTCTCATAAATTGCTAATCCCGCCTCCTGAAGGGTTTGATTGTTTAATAAGTATTGTTTTTGGTCATATCCTCTTGAGGTTAAAAATCCAAATACATTGTTTCCGTACCTTGGATGTTTTGAGGTAGTCCATGCGTTTCCGGAATATCCAATGAAAACAGAATCCATAAAGTGACTATTGTTTAATTGTACTTCAATACTTGTGTTGTGTCTTTTTATGTGGTAATCTTGAACGGGATATTTTATTTCAGATATTACCATTCTGCAAACCTCAATCGCATCCTCATCCGTTATTTCTGACAGGGGGCGGAGGATTAAAAGGTCCCGACCAGCTCCAGTGGTTATTAAACTACCTTTGCATTCATAGGTGCCCGGATTATTTGGGTCGTCAAAATACTGCTTGTAGTATTCCGGTATCTGATATTTAGGGTTCGGCCTTATCCTTTGCCCCAAATACTGAGCGAACACCTTTGCTTTAATCTCGTTTGTGATTTCCATAGTTTTATAGTTTAAAGAACCAGTCTTTTGTGGGTTTCATGTTAGTTGGTTTAGTTGTTTAACTTTTTCTTGTGCGTCCTGCTCATTTCTGAATATTAAGTAGTAAACATGATTCGGAATACTAAAATCCCACACAAAATTCCATCCCCAAAACAATCCACGTTTCTTGATTACATACCAAGGTTTCTTGTCGCCAACATCGAACGGCTCGTATTTGTACTTTGTTATTTCCATCTTTTAGTTTTTTACTTGGTTAGGGGGTTAATCTTGTGCGATAAGTAATAAAGAGATAATTAGAAACCAAACTTTTGCCGTATTACTCCACTCTAAAATATTGAAGTTTGTCGTGAATAACAAACATACTCCATAAGCAAAAAGTATTCTTGCAATGATTATTAAAACTGATATTGTTAGCTTCATCTCTCTACTTTTTAATTGTTGGTTTATTCGTTAACTGAGGGGGTGTAAAAGGCTATACTATCAGGCTCATGAGCCTTTAAGAACTCCCTGTAAATGTGTGATTCTGACAGTTCGATAAGTTGCCCGTTTGCTTCAAGAAAGTTTTTGTTCAGCTTGGAATAAGAAATGCTGTCTTCCCGGTGTTTTTCTTCAAGCTTATCAACCTGCAGCCTCAATGACTGATCAAGAAAATAGTAAAGGATTATACTTAAAAGTACACCCGAAACTAATACTTGAAACGCTGTTTTCATGGCTGGGTTATTGAATCACAGAACACTGACATACTATCTTGAGAATATTTGTAAATATATGGATTCTTTTCCCCAATTGCAACATTTTGACACCCGGCAAACATAAATAAAAGGATGCAGCCGGCGCAAGTAAGAAGTACCGCTGTGATGATTCGCCACTTAATTAAAAGCCTTTGGGCCATGACATAGGAAACAATTATCACCATAAGCTGCTTATCCCTGTATTCAACTTTTGTTTTGTTGTCGGTCAGGTACCACCAGCCAGAGTGTTCAAATCCCGGTTTCGTGTGTCTTTGTTCGATTGTGAACCGTTTATTGTTCCTTATTGACTTTAGAAGCTTTGATTTCATTGATTAGTTGATTTGGTTCTGCAAATGTTATTACACTGTCTTTTAAAATTTGATTTATGAATTTCGGATCATTGTCTTTGCCTGTTGGATTTTTAATGAATTTGTTCACCTGATCACAAAAAGTTTTGCCAGCACCTAAACCACCTACACCGATAACGGCTATTTTTTTAATCATTTTGCCTTTTTCAATCACACTTTTAACGTCTGATTCTTTTATTTCACCAGATTCTTCTAAGAAATGCGCTTTTATAATCGGCCCCGGTTCTTCGAAATGCGCGCGGTGTTCAATGTCATTGCTCATGATTTTGTCATTTTGATGTAAAGTTTGAAAACCGTGAACCTGAAGTCAAAACTTCGGGATTGGTCATGAATTATGTTCTTTAGCCTTTCAATGAGTGGATCAACGTATATGGGTCTTCTGCTCATTTCTTTTTTGAGGCGTAAAACCCTGCTAAAGTGATTCGGCCTGAAGGATCGGCCTTGTGTGTGTTCTTGAATATACCTGAATACATCTGATTTATAGAATCAACAGTTTTTTGAATCTTAATCCATTGCATCCATTCGTTGAATGTGAGGCTTACGCCTGTTCTGAAATCTTCTGAATTACTCATTCGGCTTCATCTTTGTAAATTCTCCAACACTCAATTGTGTTGTAGTATCTGGTACCATTCGGCCCGGAATGCTCGCGGCCTTTTATGTTGATGTTGCATTGCACTTTATCGCCGGGATGTTTCCCAATGATAAGGTCACAATTCTGGTTCACCAAAGTTAAAAGAATTGATTGGGGGTAAGGCGAATCGGATTCAGTGAGCAGTACAAATTCTCTGGTGTTGAACCTTTCGCTGATTCGGCGTTCATCGAAGATCTTCTTGATCTGGCCGTTCAATGTGATTGCACTCATTACAGGTGTTTTTTCATAAGGTGAATTAAAACTTTTTGATAACAAGGCTTACATCCCATGCTTAAAGGATGGGAAAATTCCTTCATGTCTTGGTTGTATTCTTTAAAAGCGTTTTGCCATAACTGGCTGCTAACTGGCATCACAAAAACTGGTAGTGATTCAGTTAATTGAATCAATTCTTCTTTTGTCATTTTACAGGAATATCAGTTTTGCGTGTCATTTGCTTGAATTTTATCTTCGCCTTGTGCAAATCAAATGCCGGCGTGTGAAGAAGGTGTTCTTTATACGTCACAGTGTAACGGGGTTTTCTCCAGAACAAAAGGTCAAAGACCCTTACAAGTTTGTGTTCCTTCACTTCGCCTGATTTGGTGTTAAGTTCAAAAACTTTGTGCCCGGGCTGAAGAACAAATGTGTCACCCTTGTATTCTACAATTTTACGCTCTGGTATTGGATCACCTTTTTTCATACTTATTTTTTGAGTTTATACAGCATCCTGAAATTTGTCAGCCCTGAAAGCGGTCTTGATTCCGAATCCCATCAGTAAATAATACAAGATCCCGTTGAAACTGATTTCACCAGTCACACGGTAATCTTTTCCCCTCTCTGGTACCTTTTCACCGATCAGTGACATTGAATGTCCTGAAACGTCTGAAACGCCTGAAATCGAACTGTTTTTGCAAGTCACTGTTTTCATTGTTGAATGTTTCCTTTTTCTTCGCTGCCATCGTTTCCAAATTCTTTTAAGACTTTTACCCATACTAAGTAAAGCACACCGAAAAAGATACCCAGAGAAGCTATAGCAACAAAGGCTTTAAACATGGTACAAATATACTCAAATATTTATGAATACATACCAAACCCAATAAAAGTTATTAACAGATTATTCTTCACGGCGCTTTATAGCGAAGACCATGCCCGACATTGTTTCACCGGCCTGATGTGTAGTTTCAACCTTCTTCTTCCAGTTTTCCGGGTCCCGGTTTGTCAGAAAGAATTCAATGGCTTTGGTTTCGGGAAGTTTCCTTTTGGTTACCGAAACAACTTTTCCAGCTGGCGTTGCAACTTCTTCTTCATATTCGAAGCCGGTCACATTTTGAAACAGGGCGCTTTGTGCATCCAAGACAGCCTTGCCCCTGTGTTTATTGAGGGCGTAAGCAAAATAAACATCTTCTTTCAGTCTTTTGTAAAATGTTGTCCTTGAAACTCCGATTCTATCAATGATTTCTTCATTGTTAAAGCCTTCAGCAGCAAGCTTTTCCATTTTAACGGCAAGTATTGCATCCTGATAGGACAGTTCATGTTCACATGGTGGTGGTTCTGGATCGTAAGCACCGCGCCCGGGAATTACAGCAGGCAGTAAAACCTTCACAGTTGGTTTTTGTGTTGGTTTTCTTTTGATGCCCTGATTGGTAATTTTTTTATCGGCTTTCTTTCTTATGTTCTTGTCTTTTGCCATTGATAAAGTCCTTGTTCATTCGGTTGTAGGTATTGATTGCGGCCATAAGATCAAGCTGATCTTCTTGGATATCGAATTCTTTCATGAAAGCCCCGGCCACTTCTTTAACAGTTACTGAGGGGTAAATTAATTTGTAGCACCTTACGAAACCAAAAAGCACCCCGTGATAGGTTTGATGCTTGTAGAAGCTTGGAAGGTCCTTCAGTAAATCGTTTGGTGTAGGCACAAACAAATATACAGAAATATTTTTATCCGTTTGTTGTCGGCTTTTCAACCCTCTGGCGGTAACTTATACACAGTTTCCTTTGTTGGCCTGTAGGACTGTTGATGTTCCCTTTCGTAGTTTTCAAGCTGTTTTTGGATCAGGTCCCTGAGTTTGAAAATTTGCATTCCGCGATCTGTGACTTCTTGACCGTTGTCGGTCATAGTGACCGAAAGCTTTCCGTTCACGATTTGCACTATTGCATTAAGGTTTGAACTGTCCATCACTTGCGGTGTGTTTTTTTGGCTTTCTTGCGTTTCTTCTTCGCCGGGATTAAGTGCAGCACCTTGTTCCTGATTTTTTTGGTTGCAGGGTGTTTCGGGTCAAATCCCACCGGACAAATGTAAAGATCATCTTTTCCCCCGGTCTTTATGTCAATATTTCGGCTTATACTGAACTTTTTCCTGATGAAGGTCGAAAGGTCGGAATCAATTGCTTCTTCGATTTCTGAAATGCTGGCTTCTGCCTGAACATCCGAATCATTGATGAAGATCTTCACCGGGTTGTTGTTCCCGTTGTCCCAATCCCTTATTTTTTTGATTTGTTCAGCTAAAGTTCTTCTGGGTACCCCCGTGAGGGTGATTTCTGCTAATTCACTCATATTTCGAAAGTTGATTTTTCTGGGTATTTCTTCATGATGTAGGCCTTCATCGAATGGGTCAGGGCCTTGTCACTGATTGAAAACATTTCTTTGTTGTAGTTCATATCATCTAACATATTCGCCCGGTAAGGATAGTTGATTTTGTGATCTTCCCTTTGAACTCCGGTAATTCCGAAATGATTGCAATACATAGATTTCACAATGTAGCCGTGTGGAATGTTCCAGTTGTAGTGATCCACCATTTTCTTAAACTTGAATTTATCGTAAATGATAGGGCAATGAAGATCAAAGTGTACCGTTGGCAGGTTGTTTTCCTTCAGGATCTTCAAAGTTGCATCAACATACTTTTTATAGGAATTGTACTGTCTTGCCGCTGTGATTTCAAGGCTGTTGTTGAAATAATAGGGATATTCCGGCGCTTCGACATCCTGCAGCAGGAAATAATCATCATTGAATAAAATGAACTTTTGGGTCACTCTGGTATCACTTGCGGCGCGGTGAATCTTTGCCATGATATTCCGTGAACGGTTGGAATAAAAGTCCTTAAACGGTATTTCTATGGCCTTGTCGTTTAAAAATGGGGGGCGGTACCCGACAATATACACGTTCCTGTAGTTTTTCAGGTGCTTTTCCAGCGACCTTAAAGAATACCGGATTTCATTGTCCTGCCATTGGGACCCCTTACTTAGAAGGTAAACAACATCAACTGGTTCTTCCATCTGAAACTGTTTTTAAGCAATTTGTACATGAAGAAACATTCCCCATTTTGATGTAATTGTGTTTGCAGAATTTTTGCTTCACCCATGCAAAAAATGTTTGAAAAGGCAAAAATTGGCCGTCTGTAGTATAAATTTTCATCATGTTGTCATTGGGTGTTTGGCGTTCATGTATTTTATGATTTCGGCCCGGCGTTGCAAGGCATCGCTGAACATTGATTTTTCGTGTTTCCTGTAGTAAAATAGGAATTCATTCAAGACCATAATTTTAGCACCTGAAAGGGAACAGTCAAGCCAGAACATGAAGTCTTCAAAGCCGATTTTCATTCCTTCATCATACCCCCCGACATCGGTCCAAAGCTTTTTTTTGTAAATGGAAGCATAATTCAACCGGTTCTTTATCAGCAGTTCCTTATACCTGACTTCAACAAGGGGTGTTTTCCAGCGCCTGAACTTGTTGCCGAATTCCTGTGTTCCAGTGCCCACAATGTCATAATCTTCAAGAAACTTGACTGTTTTTTCGATGTAGGCAGGTGAAAGGCGATCATCGGCATCAAGGCAAACAATAAATTCACCGGATGATTTCGAAATTCCTGCATTTCTGGCAGCACTTAATCCCCTGTTTTCTTGGGTGATTGACACAAATTCGGCGTGTCCTGAAGACTTTCTTTGTTCAAAGTGCTGAATTACCCGGGCGGTTTGGTCGGTGGACCCATCATTCACAACAACAACTTCAACTTCTTGATGTGTTTGGTCCAGAGCGCTTTTTATGGCCTCATGCAGGAAATGCCCCTGATTGTAGCAAGGGATTATGATGCTGACTTTACTCATTGTGATCAAATTTGTGCCAGCGGTCAGGCCAGAAATCTTTTGTGTCATTTTTCAGCCCGGAACCGGCAAAATATTGGGCCGGATAAATCACTTTCCTGCTTGCTGACAGGTAAGCACCCCACCAGCTGAAGGTTGAATTTGAAAGAATGTGATAGTCACACTGAGCCATAAGATAAAGATCTTCGATTTCCGTATTTCCGGCGATGAATACAAAATTTGAAGTCTTTGGGAACACCTCCCTGCAATATTCAATATCATCAGAGAAAATCAAAATCCGTTTTTTGTGCATTTCCGGGATCTTGTTTTCAAGGGCTTTGAAGTAGTAAATGTAAGGCAGTTGATAGTAATACGGGTTATCAACGTAATCACCGCGCCTTACATGAATGGCAACAGTTTGTTCTTCGGATCCACCGAAGTACTTCAGATAAAGGTTTACAAGGTGTTGGGGTGGTGATTTGAATTTGATTCTTTGCTGGCCGAAGTACTTTTCACTTTGAAGGTACCCGGTGAAGTCATAGTTCTTGCCCTGCTTGAGCCCGTCGAATTGGGTCATGTCAAAATGGAATGATGATTCCTTCAGCGAAATACAATTTCCGGGCATGGACCCGAATTTTATATTCAGGTTGAAATAATCGGCGTATTTCCAGCCGGCCAAAACATAAGGGTGCCCGGTTGTTTCTGAAACACCGATCAAGGAATTCAATTGAAATAATGCATTTCCTAAACGGCCTCCAGCTTCTGCAATACCAAATTTTTTGATTGTGATCATGATCTTACTTCTTTATGATTTTTGTCTATGAGCAATATTTTACATGGGTAATTTTCCGGCCACATGGCTTTATACCTTTGAATGTTGCCTTCTGGATAGTGGTAAGACGGGCTTAAAATTTTGGTCGGTGCCTTCATCATCAGGTATTTGTTCAACACAGATTCATCATCCCAAACCGGTGAAATATTGTTTTTCTGGTCTTCATTGATCATGTGTATTGATTGCTTGACAAACATCCAAAACTGAGTATCAGAAAATCCCCAAAATCCACCGCCGAAATAAGGGTTCATTCTTTGTTCTTTTGGGACAAAACATTGTGATTTCTCATTCGTTTCAAATGGCCCTTCACGATTCACAAAGCCGCAATGCTGAACGGCTGTCCTGTCACTGAGAATTTCAGAAGTGATGTGATCCTTTATGATCGTGTCAACATCAAGATAAAAATAGTAATCGTTTCCACCAATTTCTTCTTGATAGTCATAGAAAAAATGATACCTCATTAAGGTTGTGTAAGGAAATGGGCGATGTTCAACCCTGTGAATGAAACATCCTTCAGGCTGTGCCCTGTCAGCAAACACATGAATACTAACTTCACAGTCTTTCAGGAAATACTTATTCACCGATTCAAGCAGCGCTGGCAAAAATCGATCATATTTTCCGGTTGCAATTAAAAGAAGGGCAACTTTTTTCATCTTCGATATTTTTTTGTTACTTGGTTTTGGTGCAGCCTGTAAGAAAGTAAGAAGTCAGGCAATATTACAATTTTTTTGCCTTTTGTCACGGCCTCTTTCCACAAAAGAAGATCTTCATTCCCAAGTGAATCTTTATATCTCAGTCCATCCCAGAATGAACGGTGCATTGCAATTACAGGGTGTGCAATTATGTTGTGTCCCCTCATTAATTCCTTTGAAATGCTTCTGTTGTGGAAAATCAGATCCTTGATATATGCACCGTTGTTGAAGTACCTGAAGTTTGAACTTACAAGTTGGGCCCCTTTTTCGATTGCATCAAGTTGCTTTTCAAATCTACCTGCAGAATAAAAATCATCCATGTTTGTATTGAACACAACATCATAACCAGCATTAAAAATCAGGTCATAACAAAAGTTCATCGCCCCGATGTGATTTTCAAACTGAGTTTCAAGGAAATAATATCTTGGACTGATTCCTTCACAATACTTTGCCGCAAGCCCACCATAACACAATTCAAAAACATCAAAGTCTTTGAACGTCTGGTTCTTTATTGAATCAACACAAAGCTGAATCCATTCCGGGCGGTAAAGGTTATTTATGTTTTTGTGGTAAAAAATTACTGCACACTTTGGCATCAGTCTTCTTTTGTAAGTGTTTCAAGTACGTTTAAAAGAGAATTAAGGCGTTCTTCATTTTCGGCGCTCTGGTTCCAGTTTGAACCATTTATAAAATGCATGAACTGGCCGTTGTTTATTGAAGAATAAAAATTGTAGAATGATTTGCTGAACCCGGGATTCTGAACGTGTACTTCATCGAACACAGCGCAATTTCCTATTCCGTACCTCTCAATGACTTTGTGAAGACCGCCGCCGGTATCAAGTCCGGGTGAAGTTGAAAAGTCAACCATTCCGGGAAGAATCATGGTGTTATTGATCATAAGGCACCCGGGCCAGAAGTATGTCTTTGTTTTTTCTTGAGCGATTCCACCCAAACACTTTCCTTTTATTGTTGCCTTCACTGAAAAGTTCTTCAACGGGAAGCAGTCATGATCTAAATAAAGCATTTGATCATATTTTTTGTAAAGAAGGTTGTAACTTAGGTTTGCGGCAAAGGCATGGGATTCACTCCCGAATTGCGCTGAAGATAGTGTTTTGATGTACTTGCAGCCGGTCAATTCTGCATGGTACTTTATTGACTTAGCTTCATGCGCAAAACTGCTGTTATCAATGATGATGATTTCAAAAGGATCTTTGCAAAACCTTTTTATAAGTTCAACCTGCTTTCTAAGCAAAGAAGAAACATTGTAAGTAATTACAACAACTGCCAGCATTATTTCTTTTTTAGAGCGTATAAAATACGGGTGTCAATTACCCTTACAAGGTTGTATTTTTTTCCGTTTTCGTGTTCTGCAAATGCCTTTGTGATTCCAGAATATACCTCTTTGATGTCAGCATCATGGTAAATGATAAGTTCAGGCAGCTGTGAAAGCATTCCAAGCGTTTCAATGTACGGGTGATGTTCATCGTGTTCACCGTCACAAAAATAAGCCTCGCATGGATGCGCTGAATAATCAAAAGTTAAGCTGTCACCCCTCAATTGCGTATAAGGTACCTTTGCAGCAGAACCAACCCGATCTTGTCCTTGTGGACCAATAGGATATTGTTTACTGTTCAGCTTCATGGTTTCGTAATCCAAATCAAGGCTGAAAATTTTCGCTTCAGGCAGGGCCCTTGCCATGACGTTAATTCCGCTGCCAATGTTGGTGCCTATTTCGAAAATAGATTTTGGTTTGTGCATTCTCAGAAGGCTGTGGATTACTTGGTAATCTTCACGAAAACCAGTGTGTGCATCGTGAATAAGCGCGTCTTCAAGTTCAAAGAAGACCTGATGTGATTTTTTTTCAGTCATGTTTATGTTTGTCTATAAATTTTTGAATGTCTTTTCCCATGAGTAATTCGGCGTTTTCTACAATTTTTGCATCCGACCAATCCCACCAAGAAATTTTTAAAAGGTCAACAACCTGAAAGTGATTGAATCTTTTCTTGATTGCTTTTGCTGGAACACCTCCAACAATTTCATAAGGTTCAACGTCTTTTGTCACAACTGCACCGGCTGCAATTACAGCGCCGTGTCCTATTGTGATGCCTCCCATTATGATTGAGCCTTCACCAATCCAAACATCACTTCCAATTGTGATGTCACCTTTTGATTTTGGGTGCCCTGTGATGTGTTTTAATTGGTTGAACATTACGTTCAAGGGGTATGTTGTCACAAATTCGGTTTCATGGTGAAACCCAAGATCAAAAACAACATTCTGAGCAATGCAGCAGAATTTACCAATGTGAAGATCTGAAATGTCACCCCTTGTGATCGGCGCGCCATTCGAATAACTTCTGTAACCCATATTGACCTTACCTGCCATTATTGGAATTGCTTTGGTCTGTTGTTGTTACTCCCTGCAGAAGGCTGACCGGGAATTCTGTATTTTGATGTTTCGAAGTAGAACTTCATTTCATCATTCAGGTGATCCCCATCAATGTACCAGCCCAAATGAAACGCTTCAAATAATCTCAAGCAGTTCCCCCAATCTTTTCCGTTCATCGGGGCACTCCAGCCGCCGTTCTTTGTAGAATAAAGGCAGAAGGTTGTATCAATTGGGGCCTTGTAACCAGTGAAACCACCAAAGGCAACAGCCTCTTTTCCTCTTAGCAATTCGGATTCATTTCCGATGATCATTTCACGCTCATTCAGGAATAGCGGCAAATCTTTTGTTATCAGGTTGAACCCAACACGGTGAAACTTGTGTGTTTCAATGTAGTTCTTCCAGATTTCAAGAAAATTCGGTGGTGTTGCTGGATGTGGCATGATGTCAGGATCTGAAATCACATAAAATTCATATTTTCCATTGATGAACCTTTTGATGAAATCGGTCATGTTTGGAATGAATTTGTTTTCAGGGTAAATGTGAACTTCAACTTTTACGTCTTTGTAAAACTCCAGAAGCGGCGCGTATGTTGATCTGTTGTCAACAATGAAAATCGGGTTTTCTGGATAGTACCACTTCCACCAGTTAATTAAATTCTGCAGGTAAGTGAGTTGATTAAATACCGGGATGATGATTGGAATATTTTTCACGCTTTTTTCAATTGAATTTCAAAAACAGTACTGAACATAAAAACATAAACAATTTGCTTGCCGAATAAGCCTGTGGTTGTGGAAACCTTCCCAAGCATCGGGGTTTGTTTTTTCATGGTCTGATCTTTCAGCCATTTATTTATTTTCTGATCAATCTTTTCAGGGCTATTGAAAAGCGTATTGAAGGAAAATGTTTTTTGTGTTGGAATCGCGACCTGTTTAGGTTTTTGTTCCTCTTTTGTTGGCTCTGTTTTTTTGGTTGTGCTTTCTTCCATATTTCAAATGTATAAAATGTTTTAAAGTGTTTCGATATATTTTGAATAAGATATTAACAGTTCATTTTTTGTAAGTGTATATCCCTTAACCAATCCTTTTTTTCTGGAACATCACCGTACTTGTTATGACATTCTCTACAAAGTGCCATAATATTTTGAATATCATTCAATAAGTCCATCCTTTTTGATCTGGGTTCAACGTGGTGAATATCAACAGCTTTTTTTGAGCAAATTTCACAAGGAATAAAGTCTTCAGGACCATACCCAAAATATTCAAGGTATTTTTTCACATAAGACTTCATTTTCTTCTATCTGGGGTATCATCAGGGAATGCAACCAAGTTCACCATTTCGCGAAGCCTTGACTTCACGCGTTCACCGTATCTTTCCTGTATTGCATCGGCGCTTAAATTGGTTGTGAAGTGAGTTTTTGACATCAGCCTTTCATGGTCCATGTGTCGGCAAAGAATAATTTCTGCCATTACATTTGATTCATTCCCGTAAAACTTTTTATCTACTTCGGTACCAAAATCATCAAAACAAATTCCAAGCTGCTTTTGTCCGAAGTTTTCCTTCACATCGGCGGTTTCAATAAAACCCTTGTATCTCTGAATTGCTTCATGTCCTTCTTTCGTGAACTTCATTGAAATGTCATTCACATGAAAAACAACAAACCCATTTGATTGATTCTTTTTGAAAAATCGCATCAGTGAAGTTTTGTAACATCCGACAGGCCCGTATAACATGATTCCTTTTCTGAGGTTGTATGGTCCGTTTGGATCACCGGCGAAATACCTGCAAAGGTTCCAGATGATTTGCTTGTTGTAGGCATCCATTTCAAACCCTGCATCAAAAACATTTTGATACAATTGCTTCGGCGTTAATTTTACAATTTCACTTTCTTCAGTCAATTTTTTGTTGTATTCGATAACCTTGTTATCAAAATACTTTTTTTGCCTTGCTTGAAATAAAGCGGCGTTTTGTTCTTCTTCTGAAAGTTGAACTTCTTTGTACTGATCAAAGCTTTCCGGGTCCACCGGGTTTAAAAGACTGCTGATGTGTTTTGTTTCCGACATTTTTATTTTTATCTAAGTGAAATATTCCTTGCCAATTTCCTGAAAGACTGTTTTCCATCATTTTTATTGAATCTTCAACATTCGGCGCTTCGGCCAAAGTGTTAAGGCAAGACTGCAAAGCATTATCGCTTTTGTTTTTCCATTTTTTCTCAAGAATGAGCAATGCCCAAACCTTAAAAAATTGCTCATTCGCAAAAATAGGGTAAATAAATTCTTTCCTATCCTTTACTTTACTTTTCTCTACTATACTATCCTTTACTATACTATGGGGTATTTCTGTAGCATTTAAAGGATTATTGTTATCAATTATTGAATTAATGTTATCAGAAAAGGGTTTTTTTGGAATTTCACGGCCTCTCTTTTTGTATAATTCAAAAACAGAATCAAGCAAATCTTGACACCAAATCACTTTTTTATCAATCCAAAGTGATTTATCAACAGCACCAATTTCACACAAAGTCAGTATCATTTTTTCCATAAGTTCAGAATCAGCCCTTACAGAAGCGCAAAAGTACAAACGGTCCTTATCCTTGCTGAAGTCCAAAAAGTGCCCTTCAGCGGCCCCTAATGATTCCAGAAGCTTATAATACACGATATATCCCTTGTCACCATAGGTTTGTTCCATGATAAACATTTTAGATCCGTTTTTCACCGGATGCGGAAAATAATCAATTGTATCTTTTTTTACCCTTGCCATAATTGAAAGGCCCCAATAAAATCATCCAGATTGCGCCTGAAATCATTTAAAGGGGCCAGTAAAGTGTTTGATGAACGCGCAATGTTCTTTTTCATGTTGCAAATATATATAAATATTTTAATTACCCTTTACTTTTCAGCTGATTTATTTCTGATTGGTACTTTTCGGCCATTGATTGCCAGTGAACCAGCGTTGAAGTTTTATTGTAAACGCCTTTGTTTAGTGACCGTTTTATCCGGTACACGTTCCGAAGGGCTGACATCCTTAAATTCTCAAGCTTTAAGAGTGTAAGTCTTGTTTCTGCAGTTAAAATCATGTTACGTTTTTAAATGAAACCCCGTTTTTAATTTTTGATATTGTTGATCTGTCCACTCCATAAGAATTAGCTATTTCAAAGCAGGTTTCCCCATTCTCTAACCTTTTTTTTATTTGGTCTAATTGATAATTCTTTATTATTGAAAAGTTGTTATTTTCTCCAGAACTGCATTTTAATCCTGTTGAAAAAGCGTGATTTATGTTTTCTGATGCAGTACACCATTCAAGATTCTCAACCCTGTTGTCTGTTTTTATTCCGTTCTTGTGATTGACTTGGGGTTTGTTTTCTGGGTTTGGGATGAAAGTCAAAGCAACCAGCCTGTGTAAAAGTTTATTTGATGATTTTCCATTAAAAGTTATAGAAACAGTACAATACCCCTTTTTTGTTTTACTTTTTTTAAGTATTATAAAGCCTCCATCTTTATTAATTTTTCTCACAATTCCACACTTGGAAATTCGATACAAGTCTGAATTATCTATCATTCTGTGAAAATTAATTATTTCTATCATAAAAATGCCCCCATCCCTATAGCGGCCCTTTCGATTTGTCTGGCCCTTTGTTTCATGCTTAAAATTTGTTTTTCAATTTCTTCTTTATCATAGGAAATGTAACACCCGTTTGAAGTTGCAATGATTGGAAGAATGCCATTTGACCTGAAATAGTTGAAGTACTTTCTTAACCTCATTGGGGTTATTTTAAAGACACTGGGACCATGAGCGTGAACAAGTTTCATATTGATGATTTCAGTGATGTCTGATTGCTTCTGAACAATCCCACCAGAAAGAACAATCTTAAAGTATTGTGTCATTTCCGGGATGAACTGAATTTCCTGTTCAGTTAGATCTTCTGTGATTTCTTCGAAGTTTTGAATCATGGCTCAATGATTTTAAAATTGTCCATGTCAATAGTAACGGCGAAGTCTTGCTTCGGAATTAATCT